CTTCCGTCTGAAAATTCGTCAGTACGAAGGTTATCCAAACTACGACAAGTCTGAATTTGAAGCACCTGCTGCTTTGTTTGATGATGATGACCAGCTTGAAGCAGTTTGGAAACAAGAGCATTCTCTACAAGAACTTATCGATCCTAAGAACTTCAAGTCTTATGGTGAGTTGAAAGCTAAGCTGTATCGTGTTCTTGCTCTTGAAGAAACAACTCCTGGTGGTGCAGTTTCTATGAATGCTGATGACGATGATGAAATCGATCTAAGCAACTTTGGTAAGAAGTCTGCTCCTGAGCCTACTCTCAAGGAAGCAATGCCTGAAACCAAAAACATGTCGATGGACGACGACGATGATGACGATCTGTCTATCTTCAAGGAACTAGCGAATGGCTAATAAAGTCTATGAAGAAGTTCTAGACTTTGACTTCGGCTTCTCATTTATTGATGAAGAACTTCAAGAAAAAGAAGCCGAAGTTCAACAAACTATTCAGGCCATCAGCTCTGAAAAGCAAACGATTGAGGATCAACTCACGGATGCTAAAGTCAAAGCTGATGACCTCGAATATCGTTTGGAGCTTTTGTACAAATCAATTACTCCATTCTTGGATAATCTCTGTAAAAATCCAGAAAAATCGACAATTTATTGGCCTGATCGTGTAGCAAAGATTGAGGCCTATAAAAACAAATTATTTTCAATCGTACAAGGAGCATAACATGAGTCTACTCGACAAACTCGTTAAAAACAGCACTATTAAGATGACTGCTCCTATTATGGACTCGAAAGTGTATGGTAAAAAAGATATGGCTCCGACACCTATTCCTATGGTGAACGTGGCTTTGTCTGGCCGTATTGATGGTGGTCTTGTTCCAGGACTTCTTGTTCTGGCCGGTCCTTCTAAACACTTTAAGTCAGCTTTTGCTCTTGTTATGGCTGCCGCATACCTGAAACGCAATGAAGATGCAGTAATGCTTTTCTATGATTCGGAATTTGGCACTCCTCAATCTTACTTCGAGTCTTTTGGTGTTGATATGGATCGTGTTGTTCATACACCAATTACCAACGTTGAAGAACTCAAGTTTGATATTACTCAACAGCTTGATAAGATCGAAAAGGGTGATAATGTTGTAATCGTTATCGACTCAGTTGGTAACCTTGCATCTAAGAAAGAAGTTGAAGATGCTCTTGACGGTAAGTCTGTTGCTGACATGTCTCGTGCAAAAGCACTTAAGTCGTTGTTCCGTATTGTTACACCACACCTCAATCTAAAGGATATTCCTATGATTGCGGTTAACCACACTTATAAGGAAATTGGTTTGTTCCCGAAAGATGTGGTATCAGGTGGTACAGGTATCTATTATTCAGCTGATAGCATTTGGATTATTGGTCGCCAACAAGACAAAGTTGGTACTGAAATTCAAGGTTATCACTTCGTTATTAATATCGAGAAATCTCGTCATGTTAAAGAAAAATCTAAAATCCCGATTACTGTAAGTTGGGAAGGCGGTATCCAGAAATGGTCTGGTCTCATGGAGGTAGCTGAAAAAGGTGGCTACATTCGTAAACCAAAAGTTGGTTGGTATGAGGCAATAGATCCTTCAACTGGAGAGGTATTGTCTGATAAGCTCCTTCGTGCTAAGGATATTGTTGACAATTCTGAGTTTTGGATTAATATGTTCGAGAAAACAGATTTTACATCGTATGTTAAGAATGCTTTCTCCGTTGGAGGAACTATTCAAATCGATGCAACTGATGATCTTGTTATTGATGACGAAGAAGGTGATGAATGATTGAAAAAACTATCTTATCAAATCTTGTATTTAATGTAGATTACTTTCAAAGAGTATATCCATATCTAAAAACGGATTACTTCGAAGATAATAACATTAGAAAAGTATTTGAAACATATTCCAAATATGTAGAACAATACAAGGAGCCTCCCTCAGTGGAGGCTCTTAAAATTTCTCTTGATAAACGTAAAGACTTGAATGAAGACTCTTATAAGAACGTAATGTCTGAGGTTGATAGCCTCAAAGTAGACGATCTTACAAACTCTGATTGGCTTGTGTCAGAAACTGAAAAGTTCTGCCAAGACCGTGATTTGTTTAACTCCATTCGTAAAGCTATTCTTATTATGGATGGCCAAGATAAAGATAGTGATAAAGGTTCTATTCCAGAACTTCTATCACAATCTCTTGCGATTAGTTTTGATACTTCTATTGGTCACGACTTCATTGATGACGCCGACGCTCGCTATGAGTTCTACCACCGTAAAGAAGAACGTCTTCCTTTTGATATTGAGATGCTCAATAAAATTACCAAAGGTGGCTTACCTCGTAAATCTATGACTGTTCTATTGGCTACAACTGGTGGTGGTAAATCACTTGTTAAGTGTCACATGGCAGCAAGTTATTTACTTCAAGGTAAGAATGTAGTGTATATCACTATGGAAATGGCTGAAGAACGTATCGCTGAACGTATCGATGCTAATATGATGGATGTAACTCTTGATGAACTTAGGATTATGCCGCGTAACGTTTATGAAAAACGTATCGAAAGAATCAAAGGTAAGACAACTGGTAAGCTTGTTGTAAAAGAATATCCTACTGGTTCGGCTCATGCTGGGCACTTCAGACATCTTCTAAATGAACTTAAGATGAAACGTGGGTTTGCTCCAGACGTTATCTTTGTTGATTACCTAAATATCTGTGCTAGCTCTCGTGTTAAAGGATCTGCTGCAGCTAACTCTTATACTTTGGTTAAATCAATTGCGGAGGAAATTCGTGGACTATCTATGGAGTTTAATTGTGCAATTGTTACTAGCTCTCAGTTTAATCGTGACGGTTACGGTAATTCTGATGTTGATCTTACAAATACCTCTGAGTCAATGGGGATCACTCATACTGCTGATTGTATTCTCGGATTGATTTCGTCAGAAGACCTAGATGCTCTTGGCCAACTCATGTTCAAGCAATTGAAAAATCGTTGGGGTGACTTGAGTTATTATCGTCGTTTCACTGTGGGTATTGACAGATCTAAAATGCAGATATATGATCTAGAGGAAAGCGCGCAAAAGAGAGTTATAAACGATAGTGTAGCGAATACTATGATGGCTACAACTAACGATGATCCTTTGTTCGACAAAACAACTTTTGGTAAATCTAAGAAAACTTTATTTGAAGCAGGAGGTTTAGTATGAGCTACGTAGTTAAGAAAGTAAAAAACAACTATAAGATTTACGATACGAAGAAAGAAAAGTTTATTGAAAAGAATTATCCTAAAGATGAAGCTGATAAGGTTGCTCGCAAGCTTAATCTTGGTTCTGGTTTTGGCGATTGGATCCCAGACTTCTTCAATCAAGAGTTTCCTTTAGTTTATAAATAAAAGAAAAATAGTTCCATGTTCAAGGGATCCTTATGCAATCTTTCAAAGGGTATATTGCTGAGATGGCAAATACAGACAGCGCTGACATAAATGAAATCCAATTGGGATATTTTCTATCAAACAATTGGAAAAACTTTCATGATCCTTCTGCCGCACAATCTCAGCTTTCAATTAAAAAACTTAAAGTTGGTGATGTAGAATTTTTTAATCAAACTCAAAAGGCAGAAACAATGTCTTATGAGGTTTTGTCTTGGGCAAAGATAAATGGTTATAAAGGTGCAGTAACAGATGTTTGGTGGACTGCTCGTCCTGGTGTCTTAGCTCAAGCTGTCGGAAGACCTGTAGATAGCCGTAAAAACCCAACTGATGTTTTGATTAAATTTAGTGATGGGCAATTCTTAGGTCTATCTGCTAAATCTACTAAAACACAGGGTGATATTGGATTTAAGAATCCAGGACTTGGTACTATTATGAAAAAGCTTGGTGCTTTTACTGATTATCCAGGAATTGCTGTAGATAAACTAATCGCAAAGTATCCAAACCTAAGTGCTTCAGCTTCAATAAGAAAAAGAGAAATTAGATCTAATAAGTCTATTCAAACTGAAGCTGAAGCGTTAGGTACTCAGGTTCTAAACTCTATTAGAGATGAACTCTATAATAAACTTTCTAAAATGGAAGAAGATCAGCTAGTAAAATATATTTTAGATGATTGGATGGATGCCAAAGAAGTATATCCTCGTTATATTAAAATTACTGGTATGAGAACTGGTGCTAAAGTAGAAGATCCGTTGGCAAACAATAAAATTACTGCTTTAACAACTGGCAAAGTAGTGTTAACTAAAGTTGGTAATGATAGTGTTGGCATTCAAGCAAATGGAAAAAGAATTATGAAAATGCGTGCTAAATATGAATCTCAAAAGCTCGCATCTACTATTAAGTTCTCAGGAGATCCTTGGAAATGAAATCATTTAGACAATTCCTAGGTGAGGAAAAAAATACTCACATGGAACACCTTGAGGATAACATCCTTAATAATGGTGTTGCAGGTACTCGTGACTCTATTAACTTTCTTCGTTCTTTACGTAACATGCTTGCGGGACGTTCTAAATCTCGTGTTAACGTCACAGTCAAATGGGATGGAGCACCTGCTATTTTTGCCGGAATAGATCCTTCAGACAAAAAGTTTTTTGTTGCTAAGAAGGGTATCTTTAACAAAAATCCAAAGGTATACAAGACAGACGCAGATATTGATGCAGATACTTCTGGTGATTTAAATACAAAATTGAAACTAGCACTTGCTGAGCTACCTAAGCTTGGTATTACTGGTGTAGTACAAGGTGATTTCCTATATGCTAAAGAAGATCTCAAGGTGGTGGACATTGAAGGTGAACCGCACATTACTTTCCATCCTAATACGATTGTTTACGCAGTACCTCAAAATTCAGCCCTCGGTCGCGAGATACTCAGATCCAAGATCGGTGTGGTCTGGCATACAACATACCGAGGATCAAGCTTTGAAGAAATGTCTGCAAGCTTTGGAGAGGAGATTGCATCTGGCCTCAAAAAAGCAAGATCGGTCTGGTCAGTAGACGCGGTCTATAAAGACGTTTCCGGTACAGCAACATTCACTGAAGCTGAGACTGAAAAAATAACTGCTATTCTTTCTCAAGCCGGTAAGTTATTTACTACTATTAAAGCAGAAACACTAAACGGGATTTCAAACAATCCAGAAACACTTATGCGTGTTAAAACTTTCGTGAATTCTAAGATTCGTCAAGGCGAAAGAATTAAGAACACCACTCGTTTCGTAACTGATTTAGAAAAATATATTTCAGATTATTACAATAAAGAAGCGGACAAAAAGAAGACTGCTGCTGGTAAATCAGCACAGGTTCAAAAACGTGATGCTACTTTACAATACTTTAAAAAGACTCCTAGATCGCAAATTATTGCTATGTTTAATTTGTACAATTTGATTATTGATGCTAAGCTTATGATTATTAATAAGCTTGATAAGGCTAAGCAGGTTGGTACATTCTTGAAAACTGCAAATGGTTATGAGGTCACAGCACAAGAAGGATTTGTTGCTATTGACCACATGGGTAAGAATGCAGTTAAACTTGTGGATCGTCTTGGGTTTAGTAAGGCAAACTTCTCAGACCAATACATCAAAGGATGGCAAAGATAATGGCACAGTATAACAAGCAAAATAACCAGTTCTTACCAAATGGCACATCACTCTTTGAAGTTGTGATGCTTGCAGACCAAGAAGGTAATATTAGTACTGGTGGAGGAAACTTTTCAGGTACGGCAGTAGACGCTTTTGGTAGAGCTAGATTTGCGCAACCTCTTACTCTTTTTGACTCGAGCAACGTTGGAAGCTTAGCTACAGATTTCTACAATGTAATAGTTGGAGCAGGCGCAGTTAATCATAATGCTAATGATAGCTCAGCTGAAATGACTGTATCTTCTGGCAATTCAGAAACTATTACTCGTAGATCAAAGCGTCGTATGTCTTATCAGCCTGGCAAAAGTCTTTTACTTATGGCAACATTTACTATGGCTCCGGGTGCAGAACATTTAACTCAGCGTGTAGGTTACTATGATGATAATGACGGTATTTTCCTAGAAGAAGAGAATGGTGCTTACTATATTGTTATTCGTTCAAGCGTTTCTGGTTCTGTTCTTGAAACAAAAATTCCGCAATCACAATGGAATGGTGATAAATTAAATGGAGTTCCAGAAGATAGTACTTCAGGTTATACTTTAAATCTAGAAAAATCTCAAATATTTTGGGCAGACTTTGAATGGCTAGGTGTTGGCTCTGTTCGTTGTGGTTTTGTGATTAATGGTTCTCTTATTGTAGCTCATACATTCCACCACGCAAACAGTATTACTGGAACTTATATGAAACAGGCAAATCTACCTGTAACATATCAAATTATTACTGGCGCTTCTTACGCGAGTGGTTCTACAACAATGAAGCAAATTTGTTGCTCAGTAATTTCTGAAGGTGGTTATGAGGCAATTGGTCAAGAAACAGTAGCAGGAACAGATTTAGATGGAAACTCAACTATTACAGCTGACGTATTCGTAAACCTTGTTACAGTAAGACTT